GGCCAGATCCGGAAGAACGCCATCAACGATCTCATGGACCGGCCAGTCGATGGCACCATCCAGGTGACCATCTCAGGCATCGCAACCAAGTCTGCACGACAACGCGGTTTGCAACACATGTGGTACACCGATGTCGTGAAGTCAGGAATTGGAGGCGAGCATGAATCCAACGAGGATCTCCTGGACCTGGCCTGCAAATATAAGTGGTGCCTGCCGATCATGATCCAGGGTGATGGAAACTTCGCCGAGGTCTATCTGGGCTACTGCAAAAAATACAAAGCGAACCCGAAGAAGATGCTGTGGTTCGTGAAAGAATTTGTCCACACCGAGAAGCTGTCGAATAATCAAATGGCCCAGTACCTGACGGCCTTCCGTGACTACTATGGCATCGACCTGGGTGTTAACCTGACGGACCCTGACGAGAAAGGATGGGCCAACTTACTGGAGCAAGTAGAGTGACTGAAGACGAAGCCAAGAAAAAAGTTTGTCCGTTGATCGGCCTCCTGGCGATGACGACCTTACACGCGGCACTGAAAGCCGTGGCGCTGGATCTACCAGAGGAGAGCAAAAAAAATCTCGAAGACGCGACCAGTGACGTCGACGCCAACTGCCTGGGACCTGGCTGCATGATGTGGAAGCCCTGGCAAGACGGCAGCGGTGGCGACTGTGGGTTGAAGCGATGAACGCCGAAGCCAAGAAAAAAGTTTGCCAAGGCAACCACGGCCCACGAAGCCGATACTGGTGGACCGACTGCGAGACCATGACCAAATCTCGGCACGGATATTACTGCCACAACTGCGGCAGGATAATCAAGGCAAAGTACCTACCGAAGAGGAAGCGATGAACGCCAGCGACGAGCTACTGCACGAGCAACTCCATCACCTGGTCAGACAGGGGCGCAAGGCCGTGGTCGCCGACATGGCCATCCTGGTGGTGAAAGGGTACGACGAGGAAGTCAAGGCCAACGCCAGCATGGTGGTGTTCAGCCTGAAAGGCGATGACGAAAAATCCGAGCAAGAGATCGCGCAGGAAATTATCCTGGGCCTGGGCCAGGCGATGGAGATCCTGGTCTCCTGCTCTGACATGGAAGTGATCCTGCGTGATAAAAAAACCGGCACCGAGTTCCGACCAGGTGAGAAGGTCTTCGGCCACCGAGTGAAACAGGCATGAGCCACAAAAATCCTGAGTACATCGCCTGGGTGAAAACGAAACCCTGTTGTGGCTGTGGCAATCCGAACACTGACGCCCACCATGTCATCGGCCTGGGTCTCGGAGTCACCGGCGACACGGCCAGCGACATTCATAGTATTAGCGTCTGCCGGCCATGCCATCGAGCGATCCACAACGAACCACCACAACGAACCACACAAATATCAACTGCCCCAGGTCCGGTGGCTAATGAAGACCCAGGACCAAGCAATCTATGAGGAAATAATATGAACAGCTACGAGATACTGAAGAGGTTGAGACAGCTGCATGCGATCACACCTGGAGAACAAACCAGGGAGATCCTGGAGACAGCGATCAATCACATCATCGGCCAGGACAACGACATCAGTGAGCTGCGCGAGGACATCACCGAGCAGACAATCCCTGATGAAGATTGATCCATCCCTGAACCCAGGCCTCGACCATGCACTGAGAATTTCATTCCGCTGCGGCTTCCTCATGGGACTCGTGGTCGGTGCAACCCTGGGCGCCACGATCATGGCGCTCGTAATTTAATCCGGAGAAAACTATGGACTACAATCAAAACTACAAACTCGGAAACTACGGTACCCGCCGTTACCGGCCAACGGTGGCACATAACATCAGGGCCTGGAAGGAAATGCTCTTCGCTGCCTGGGTGTGGCCGCACTATCAAAGCAACGGAGTGCCTGCCTGGTACCTGGTCAGAGCGGTGCCAAACAACCACCCGACATCAACAGCTAAAAGCTATGTACGCTGGCTGGCCAAGGAACGCTATATCGTCCCTTTCGTGGGGGTCAAGTCATGAGCAAGCTAACCCTGGCCGAGATGATCGGCCTGCGCGATAAAGAGATCCGATCGCTGGGAAAAGAGATCATCAAGCGCGACAAGATAAACACCAGGCACGAGAACGAAAACATGCGCCTGATCCAGGAACTCAGCGCCTGCCGCAAGGAGTGTGGCCTGTTGAAAAAAAGCGAACTCAGGCTGGAAATGAAAGTCCTCGAGCTGGTCCAGGACGTCCACCACTACCAGAAACTGATCGCCCACAAGGGCGCGATCACCCGATGGAAAGCGGAGGGCGAAGAATAATGCAGCCGGCCAAGGAGGACATCAAAGCAATGCTCGACGCCAGCCGGCGCGAGTGTGGATCCCTGGTAGAAGAGGCCATGGAGAAGAAGGCCCTGCACGAGAACGAGGTCGAGATGTACAAAGGCCAGTGCCGGCATCTCCAGCACATCATCGAGGACCTGATGGACTCGACTGCCTGGCGGGTCCGGTGATCATCAACGGATACAAACCGCTGAACGACTGGTACGCCCTGCTCGCGATCTGCATGGTCATGATCTTCTTTGGATACCTGGGAACCCAGGTCCTCGATCCGCTCCCCAGGAACATCCAGGAGATCAGAACCGAACTGATGAATTGCTTCCGCGAGACCAAGGAAATCTGCTCCCTGGTCGTCATGCCCAATAGCTCCCACACTGAGGTCTACCTGCTGTACTCAACGTATGTGAAATGATACTCTTCGGGGGATCCGGAGATCCCCCATGGTTGAGCTGCAGCTGACGTACCCACCCAGCGTAAACGACTACTACAAAAAGTGGTGCCAGGGACCTGCGGTCAAGGTCGCCATCGACAAAGCCGGCTCGGCCTTCCGCGCCGAGGTACTCCGCTTCAAGCTCGTAGATCTACACAACCCCAAACCTCTCGCCGGCAGGATCTCCGCGACATCGACAACCCACTCAAATGTTTATTCGATGCCTTGACCTACGCCCAGGTGTGGCTCGATGATGAACAGGTCGACTGCCTGCTCATGCACAAGCGAGGCGTCGAATCACCTGGTAAAACAATCATTACACTGAGGGAAATATAATGCACGACAACCCAGTAGCATCAGCACAAGTAGATCGCGCCGCCAACCGAACGGAGACTCACGCCAAAAACCTGGCGGCATCACTCAATAACCTGGAGAGAGCATCACTTCAGTGCGACAACATGTTGCGCCGACTCCGAGGGAATCACCCCGAAACCGGTGCGGACAAAATACCAAATCCACCCGTAGGACAAGTTGACCCACCAATCATGCAGCGCCTGGACCTCCTGTCGGAGCAGATCCAGGACATCAGCAACCAGCTGAACAACCAGGTCGACGAGATGCAAGAATACATCTAATGAACGAGCATCCAATGTGCGCCGCCGGCGCCCACGACTATGTCCGGATCATCGACGGCATAACAATCCCAGCACCGGTAGTGTGTAGTCGCTGCGGAGAGCCAGCACCTAAAATCTTCGTTGACCCAGGCGTTGGTGACGTCCAGGTCGAAGGTGTGTTCAAGGGCATCCCACAAAAACTGGCCATCGGCAAGTATGTCTCAGGCAACGGGAGAACAGGGTCATGATTAGGAAAACCAAGATAAAGAAAATCACCTGGATCCCCAGCAAGAACCGCATGTTCATAGACGGTGATCCGGTAGGCGACAACGGCGTCATGGTGCAGGAAGGATTGACCCCAGGCATGGCGATCATCGACACCTGTTTCGCTTGCGGGGAAGGATTCCCCCAGACTGTCCGAACAGATGGATCTGTCGTCCTGGGTGATGACTGCTGCGACGACTGCCACATCGAAATGTGTGAGATGCTGGGAGTCAACGGGTAATGAGCAAAGTCCTGGTCACTAAAGCTGAGAGCAACCGCCGCGAGGTCTTTGCTCAACAGTACGTTCTGACAACGAACGCGACACACGCTTACCTGGAAGCCTACGCCACTCCGAAGCGACCGATCAAGGAGAACTCAGCGTCCACGATGGGATGGCGTATGTTGAAAAATGTTGAGGTTGCTGCCAGGATCAAAGAGCTGCGGGTCCTGGGACACGATCACCTGATGGTCACCTTCGAGGAGACACTCCAGGAAGTGGGTGGCCTGGCCATGTTCGATCCGAAGGACATGTTCGATGAAGCCGGCAACGTGCTACCGATCCATGAGATGCCACCGGTTGCCAGGAAGATGGTCCACGAGTTCGAGCAGTTCCGGACCGACAGCACCGACCAGGATGGCAACGTCACCAGCTCCAGGTTCGACACCAAGATCAAGTACGGCAAAGACAAGGGCAAGTACCTGGACATGATCATGAAATTCTACAACGCCTACGAGGAACACCAGAAGGCCGGCAGTGGCATCATCAACGTGCAGATGTACACAGCGATGGACGCTAATCTCTGATGGTCGCGGCGGTCGCCCAGGTAGAAGAGCCGGCTAAGTTTCTGTACGAGCTGACGACCGACCAGATGTCAGCGATGATGAACCTGTCAGCTGACGCCACGCACTGCGCCCTGGGTGGTGGATCCCGATCCGGTAAGACCTTCATCATTTGCCGAGCCATCTTTATGCGAGCCTGCAGGGTACCGAACAGCCGGCACCTGATCGCCAGGTATCGATTCAACGTGTGCAAGACAGCCATCGGCCTGGATACAATTCCAAAGGTCGTGCGCCTGTGCTTCCCAGAGCTGCCGAGCGCAGACGACATGCTGGACAAGACTGACTGGTACTACAAGCTGCCCAACGGATCCGAGGTATGGGTGAGTGGCCTCGATGAAGAGAAGCGCGTAGAGAAGGTCCTGGGCCACGAGTATGCGTCGATGTTCTTCAACGAGTGCAGCCAGATACCCTGGAAGTCGGTAGAGACCGCTCTCACCAGGCTGGCCCAGCTGACCACCTGGACCGAGTACGACAATAAGGACGTCGAGATCCAGAAGCACAAGGGCCTGAAGCTGAAGGCCTACTACGATCTCAACCCACCGAGCAAGCGACACTGGTCCTACATCCGCTTCATCAGCAAGCTGGATCCGGAGCCACCGCACCGCAAGCTCAACAACGAATTTGATTACAACTATCTCACCATGAACCCACACGGCAACGCCGCCAACCTGGACCCAAAGTACCTCCAGCAGTTAGAGGCACTGGGCGAAGCAGCCAAGCAGAGATTCCTATACGGCCAGTTCGCCGAGGACTCTGAAGGCTCGCTATGGACCGAAGAGACTCTCGCCCAGAATAGAGTACTCGGCCAGGAAGGTCAGAAGCTGCCCCAGTGGCTTCGCGTTGTTGTTGCCGTGGATCCGTCAGGCACCAAGGGCCACGAGGACAAGCGATCAGACGAAGTCGGTATCGTTGTCTGCGCTCTCGGTACTGACGGACATGGGTACCTGCTCGAAGATCTCAGCGGCAAGTACCCACCCGAAGTCTGGGGCCAGATCGTGGCCGATGCCTACGAGCGGCACATGGCTGATCGAATCGTCGGCGAGGTGAACTACGGTGGCGACATGGTCCGGTCAGTGATCCAGGCCCAGGACAATAAGCTGCCATTCACACCGGTCACCGCCAGCCGCGGCAAGGAGGTTCGAGCCGAGCCGATCAGTGCGCTGTACGACCAGGCAAAGATTCATCATATAGGCTACTTCCCCGAGCTGGAAGAGCAGCTGCTGGCCATGCTGCAAAGTGGGTACGTTGGCCTGCGCTCACCTGACCGAGCCGATGCCCTGATCTGGGGCTTCACGGAACTCTTCCCCAAAATGACCAAGAAGGATCACGGCCCATCGATCCCACCAAAGATCAACGTGGCGCCCAGGTCTGCCAGGTCCCACACTTACGCACAGAGCCAGAACGTCAGAGTCAATACATCGACAGCCATCAAACGCAGGATCCGGAGGAAGATATGATCATTGGCCACCCAATGACTGAAGAGAAATCAATGATATTGCAACCCATAAAGTTCGACCCCGCGGCGATCGTGCGCGAGATCGATCACATCGGCGGCTGGGGCCAGTCACCCAGGACAACTTTCCCTGGATCACCGCACAAAGATATCTGGGACATCGTTCTACGCGGACCGGTCGGGGTGTACACCTCCACGATCCAGGAGCTGCACCTGCAGGTCGATTGCGAGGACTATACGTTGAGCCTGTACCCTGACATCTCGGAACTGGTGGGAGACATCTATACCCACGCCGGCGGCAAGAAGCTCGGTCGGATCATCCTTGCCAAGCTGCCACCAGGTAAGGTCGTCACTCCCCACTGCGACGAGGGACCGGTGCCAGAGATGTACACCAGGTACCACGCGATCGTTCAGTCAGGCCATGGGTCCTGGTTCCTGGTCGGTCGCGAAGCGGTTGAGATGCTGACCGGCGAGGTCTGGATCCCCAACGTCCAGGACATCCACGCGGTGGTGAACCTCAGTGACGAGGACCGGATCCACTTGATCATCGACATCCAGGTATGAGCAGGGCCGACGACATCGCCGACCTGTTCCCCGACGATGACATCAGGCAGATGGATGGCTACGACGATTGCATCATCGGGTACACCGAGCCACTGAACGCGGCACCGATGATCTGTTACAGCGTCGACAAGATTCTGGCCCAGCTGCGTGAGTCCGATGGCATGGAATACCTCGAGGCCCAGGAGTGGTTCGACTTCAACATGACACATGGTCCGGTCGTCCTGGTCTACACGCCATGAGCATGCACCGCAAGAATAAATGCAAGAGCGGCACCAGGCACCGAAGCGATTACTCACCCTGGTTCTGGCCCAGCGTTCGACGTCGACGCCGGCGCCGTGACATCGCCAAGATCTCCAGGAGGGCAAACCGATAAAGATGCAACACACAACCAGGCAGCAACACCCGCTGCAGGAAATCCCACTCACCGACTGCGCCCACTGTGGCGGCAAGGCAGGCGTCAAAGACCACGGTCGACGCACCACTGGTCACGGCGAGTCAACCCGCGAGATCTCACTCGGATGCCACAACAAAGGATGCGAGGTCCATGTCATGGCTGGCGGTCGAGATGAGATGGAACTATGGAAGGACGTCCTTGCCGCGGTCGAGGCCTGGAACACGAGGGCGGCATGAGCGACCTGGCCGACGAGATCAGCGGCATTGCCGAGGCCATCGAGAATCAGATGCCTGGCTCGGCCCACACCCTGGACAGCCTGGCTGATGCCATTGGCAAGATCGAGCAATGGGCCAAGGCGTACCCCGAGGACATCTTCAGGCCGATGACCACTGAGGACTGGAGGGAACACCACGAGATCCTGAAGAAAGCCAACCGATCTGGGTCCGCTGCCGCTGCCGACTCGATGCGCCATGTTGCCCTGGGGGTGCAGAAGATCCTCGACGAGGTGGAGCGGTGATCACCTACCAGGTAGAAAAGTTCGACGACTGCTACGAGGAAGCGATCCCGATGCTGACCGCCCACTACCAGGAGATCGCCACCGACAAGGAGGTCAAGCCCCTGGTCGCAGATCTCGACAAGTACCGAGCGATGGAGGAAGCCGGCATGTTGCGGATCTTCACGGTGCGTGATAACGAAGGCCATCCGGTCCAGGGCCGAATGATCGGCTATTTCGTATCGTTCGTGATGAAACACATGCACTATTCCCAGACCACGATCGCGTTGAATGACATCATGTATATTGACCCAGCCCACCGCGGCGGCACGGTCGGATATCGGATGATGAAGCTCGCAGCTGAGGACCTAAAAAACCTTGGAGCTGAGGTCTTGATTATTCACATGAAGGTGGATTACCCTTTCAGATCTCTGCTCACGAAGCTGGGCTTTCATCTAACCGAAGAGAACTGGGAGCGTGTACTGTAATGCCTAACTACGGATCCAAGAAACAAAACACCGGCGGTACCAAGATCAAAGACGGTACCGAGGGGAACTACGACATGGGCCAGCTCGACGGCTTCCGAACTAACAAGGGCGCTGCTCGAGAGGGCAAGGGCCTGGCCAATGACACTGGCGCCGGTGGTGGGAAGTTCAAGGACACCAACAACGATGCCAGTGGTGCAGGCCACGGTGGCGCGATGAAGAGACCACGAGCTGGGGATTCTTAACCATGCCTGGCGATCCAGGCGGCGGTCAGGCAGCAGATCGAAGGAACGATGCGAAGCGCCGTGCGGCGAATCTCAAGCGCACAGCCAGGGAGAAGAAGCAAAAGGAAGCACGGATAAAGAACACCACTAAATCCGAGAAGGGAGCATACAAGCGCGAGAAATATGTGGCCGGCCAGAACATCGTCGGCAGGAAGAAGGCCCAGGTCGAGGATTCATTCCTGAAGAGAGCCGACGACCCGCGCAACTGGGAGTTCCATTACAAGGAAGACTCCTACGTCAGTGTCGGCAAGCAGGACGACTTCAATAGCTCTGCTGATCGATCCAGGGCGCAGAACAAGGCGAGGAGAAATCAAGCGGAGAAGAAGGCCAGGTCGGTCGGCACCGAACTCTACGATGTAATGAAGATCGAGTTCGAGACCAAGGAGATCCGGTCCACCATAAAAGACGACAGGAGCAAGTCACTCGCCGGCAGGAAGAGAGCTGGCACCACCAGGGTAGGCCGCGGCGTAGCTGCCCAGAAACAGGCCGGTGAGCGCAGGTCAGGCAGAGCCACTGCCCGTGCCTCCACTCCATTCGATGCCCCATCAAAACGTAGAACCTCGAGGATTGCATAATGGCAGCAACAGCAGTGATGGGCGCGATCTCCGCGTTCACGAGTTACAAAAGCTCAAGCGATGCGAAGAAGGCCCGAAAGTCAGCCGAGGCAGATGCCAAGCTGGCGCGTGAGGACGCACTGAAGTCCGAGGCCGAGGCGAAGAAGGAGCAGGAAGAGGAAGCCAGGAAGCTGGCCGAGTCGACGCCCACCGGATCCATGTCCACGACATCCAGGATCGCAGCGCAGAAGCAGATCCAGGCTCGACGCGCAGGCACTGGCCGGCAGGGAACTGTACTGAGTCAATCGCAGAGCCTGGGATAAGCCATGCCGATGTCTCCTGGCATGCTCCGCAAGTTTTCGCGAGAGCGATTCGAGAAGCAGTATCCTGTGCTGTCGCTATGGCAGGAGCTGGCTGAAAACTTCTATCCCGAGCGCAACGATTTTCTCCGGACCCATTACATCGGTGAAGAGCTGACCGACAGCCTGGCCAGCTCAACGCCACTGTTGATCCGTCGAGAACTTGCCAACTCCCTGGAAGCGATGCTACGCGATGGTGAGTGGTTCTCGATCGGCATCGAGGGCGAGGCTGACCACGAGGGCAAGATGTGGCTCGAGTGGGCGACCAAGCGATTGATGATGCTGATGAACCAGCGCAACGCGAACTTCCGTAGGGCCACCAAGGAACTCGACAACGACTATGTGACATTCGGCAACGGCGTCATGTCGATCGAATTGAACCGCCAGGCCAGCGGTCTACTGTTCCGCACCTGGCACATGAAAGACATCGCCTGGTGGGACGACGAGAATGGCCAGGTCGATGGAGTCGTCCGCAAGGAAGACATCCAGCTGTACAAGATGGCAGCGTACTACGGCGAGGAGAACATGCCCCTGGCCCACCGCAAGAAACTGAAGGACACGCCGTTCCACGAGGTCCCGATCCACCACTTCGATATCACCAGCGCCATGTACGGCGATGGCCAGTACGATAGATTCCCGCGGGTCCAGCTCACGCTCGATCTGCAGACTGAGACCATCTTGGAGATCGGCGGCAACATGCACCCGCGCTACATCGTGCCTCGATTCCAAACGATCGCCTGCTCACCCTACGCCTACAGCCCCGCGACTGTGGTCGGGCTACCGGATGCACGGACCTTGCAAGCAATGACGCATACCTTGCTCGAGGCCGGCGAACGGCATGCTCGACCCCCAATTATTGCGACCGAGAATGTGATCAGAGGAGATGCGAATCTCTACCCTGATGGCATCACGTTCGTGTCCGAGGATTACGACGAACGCCTGGGCGCCAGCCTGCGGCCCCTGGTCCAGGACTCGAAGGGATTCCCGCTCGGCATGGAGATGAGGGATGGCATCGTCGAGGTCCTGCAGTCAGCGTTTTATGTCAATAAAATCAACATGCCTGACCTGGGCCGAGAGATGACAGCCTACGAGGTCAGTGAAAGAATGAAGCAATTCAGGCGCGAGAATCTACCGCTTTTCGCACCCATCGAACACGAGTACTCGGGCCGCATGTGTGAGCTGGCCTTCGAGACTGCATTGAAGAATGGCTTCCTGGGATCGCCCCAGGATATTCCTGAGTCACTGCTTGGCCAGGCGATCCGATTCAAGTTCGAGTCTCCATTGTCCGAGGCCGACGAAGAGAAGAAGGTCACCCAGTTCCAGCAGGTCGCAGCACTTCTCGAGCAAGCAGCCGCCGCGGATCCAGCAGTGGCCAACCATGTCGACTTCGCTGTCTCACTACGCGATGCGATCCAGGGATCTGGCGCACCAGAAAAATGGCTGCGTAGCCTGGCAGATGTGAAGACGATGACCGAGCAACAACAGCAGCAAGCAGCGGCAGCAGCCCAGGCCCAGGCCGCACAGGAGGCAGCATAATGGCACCACAACCACAACCACAGCAGCAGCAGCCAGGCGGCGCCAACACGCCAAAGCCTGACTCCAACAAGGATTGCAAGGACAAGTCTGACGATGCGACCAACCTGACCAACCCGCACGACTACCAAACCAACGGCTTCAAGAAGCACCGAGATGTGACGCCAATATGAGATAAGCATGGCCAAAAAAAAAGAGATTGATGTCTTCCAGGTCCCAGTCCTCGAGAGACACGAACTGATTGCGCTGCAGATGACAGCCAACCCCGACGAGAACGCCGAACCCGAGCAGCAGGCTATCGCGATCAAAGTGATCTGCGAGAAGCTGTGCCTGATGGATGTCCAGGCCTACCAACGCGGTGCCTTCGACGAGACCGCATTCCTTAATGGCCGAGTATTCGTGGCCAAAGAAATCTTCCGTCAACGCCGGCTTTCGATCGGCGAGATGGACCAACAACAGGAGAACACCCAGTGAAATTCATGAACAACAGATGGCTGCATAGTCAGCCTTACAGAGATGAAGCCGGCGAAGGTGAAGGCGGTGGTGGCGAAGGTGAAGGCGAGGGATCCGGTGAAGGTGAAGGATCCGGTGAGGGAGAGGGCGAAGGGACCGGCGAGGGCGAGGGCGAGGGCGGCAAACCCGAACCATCCTGGCGCGATCGCTTCACTGCTCACCAGGGTAAGGATGAAGATTACGCCCCGATCCTGGGACGATTCCAGGACGAGGCCTCCTTCATTCAAGGCGCGGTCCAGGCACACGAGAAGCTCCGTGCCGGCGAGACAGCGACCGGTCTGCCCGACGATCCTACTGATGAACAGCTGGGTGCGTACCGTGAGGCCAATGGCATCCCAGTCGATGGCAAGTACGATTTCTCCGCTGCCGATCGGGAGCTGTCCGAGATGGATCTCGAGATGCTGGGACCGGTGTCCGAGATCGCCCACAAGCACAACATCTCCCAGGAAGCCCTGACCGAGTTGATGGGTACCTACATGGGCGAGACCGACAAGGTCGTCGAGCTGATGCACACCCAGGACAACCTGGATGCCCAGGAGTTCACGACCCAGATGAAAGAGCAATGGGGGCCTGAGTTCACGATCAACATGAACCGAGCCAGCAACCAGCTGAACCTGTTACCGGAGTCGATCCGTGACCAGGTGAAGCAGGCCAAGATGCCCGATGGTCGCGGCATTATGAACAGCCCCGAGTTCATGACCTGGCTGGTTGGTGTCGATCGGCAGATCACTCCGATGGATCCGATGAAGGGTGGTACCGAAGCAACACTGAACGATGCGAGGCAGGTCGTGGCCAAAGCTAAGGACCGCATGCGCGACGATTCGATTGGCTGGCACAAGGACAAGCAGGCCCAGGCCGAGTACATGCAGGCCCAGACAATGATTGATCAATTCGAGGGAAGTCAGTAAGATAGAAGTCCCGCCGGTCTTTTTCACAGTGGCCAGGCGGGATTCTTGTGTGATCTTTACCCTGGCTTATTACCAGGGTTTTTTTTGCCTG